GTCCGTCAGGCTTCGCTTTAGCTATCGCTTGCTGAATCTTTAAGTGCGAAAGTTGAAGCTGGTCAGCAAATCCAATGACTCCAGAAACCATACTCTTAGGAATCATCCGACGGATATTAGTTGCAATCACGCTATAGCTCATACGTGTGCGGCTAAGGTCGTGTACGTTTTTAGGTACATTCTTTTTAAGGCCGTAGTTGTAGATATAGTTTGTTCCAACAATAAAGCACCCACCATAAAGCGTAGCGTTTTGCATATATACAGCCTCGCGGTCGTAAACGCTATTGCTTGGGGCGTTATATTTTTCTCCCTTGTAGTAGAATCCAATGTTTCCATAAGCGCTTGTCTTCTTTTCAAAGATGACATTGTCTACACTTATAAACTCAAAGTCCATCACATTGATGGTATATTGGTCATAACCGTAGTTATAGCGTTCAAGGTTGGCGTCAAAATTAGCAGTATCAAGACGATTCGGATTATTGCCAAAACGGTTCATTACCGTTCGGGCCATATTCTTGTATTCTTCCTCAGTGAATTGGTCTCCAGCAATACGCTTTAATTCGGTTATAGACATACTCTGCATATGCCCCGCATATACAAGGTCAGAGAAGTTTGGATCATCAGTGTTGCTGTGCACAAAATATGCGGGGTCTACGTACTTTGTGACAATACCGTAGTTGGGGTCGTTTTCACGCTTGACAACAGCCATACCAACAGTAACCAAATCATCTACACAGCGACGATAGATGCGCTCATCAAAGTCGTTCCAAGAAAGAGTAAGATTGATGCCAATTTGAGACGCTATTTCTGCGGCGGTTTTTACGTTGGATTCCAAAAAGATTTCAGCTTCTTCAGATGAATCTGGAAGCGTATCTGGATCTAATTCAGTTTTTAATCCCGCTTCTTTTGCCTCCTTTAAAACATCTTTGTTTTCAATAAAAATCTTTAATTTGTTTTTTTCGTAATCCTTTTCGCTTCTCGATAATGGGTCGATAGCCTCCACATTCGGATACATCCGAGATGATAGAATTTTGTTTACTACAATCTTTACAAACTTAGGGACAATAGGTACAGGAGTCCAATCCAGAGACAGTAAAGCGCCGTCACCGTTGTTAGGATCCAGCGATGTGAGAATTTGTTTATAGATTGAAGTATTTTGTGTGCCGTTTGCATAGTCACGTGAAATTTCAAATTCCCGCCAGCGTTTCGCATACAGGGAGCCGTCAACATCCACACCTCCCCACTGGGAGTAGATAGCCTTAGCATATTGCAGTCCATATTGCTTGGTTAGCTTCTTGGATTGCTCTGCTAATGGATCTGGGAAAATAGACTCGTAATTTGATGATTTTCCAGTATAGTCCATTTAGTAAGTACTTTATGGACAAAGATACAAATAACAATTAGCGGCTAATTGGGCGTACCTTCCTGAAAAACACCTTGCTGTCAAAGTCGGATTGGGGTTTTTGTTTTACTTGTTTTTGTGCCGCCAAAAGAGCAAGTCCACTTGAGATGGACAAGTCAAATTTTGTACGATCGTCTATCTTAAAGTTAATCCAGTCCTCTAGCGTTCTGTTAAAATACATCTTGCCATACTCGCCCGAATTGTTATTCATTCCTACGTAATCGTGAATGTATGCTTCAATAGCTTGGGCGTGAGCTTGGATAATGTCTTGAGAGTTGGATGGTATACCTTTTGTTTTGACTTTTACGTGCATTGTTCCAGCGCCAAGATGCGCAGGTCTATCCATTAGATATCCATCGTAACCTCTTGACTCAAAGTATCTTGCGATACCATACTTGTTGTTTTCTATCAGTATTGGGTATCCATAGTATACAGCAGCCATCAATACGTCTTCATAAAAAATCTTAGCAAGTGGTGGTCTCGAAGCATATTCAGCGACAAACATATTGCTGGGATGCTCCATATTAAACTTATTGAAGATGTGGCACGCACCCTTAGATGAGCGATAGTCTACAGTAGTATCAATATCATAAGAGTCAACACCGCCACATCCATAAGCAGCATTAGGAGCAATACGTTTACCATAGTCCTCTTTTCTTTTATTGCGCATAGTGTCTGGAGGTAGCCACGTAACACGCCATCGCCCGTTGGAGTCTGGCTTAAACAAAACCTCTGTATCCTGTTCGCCACCACGCCAAACAAAGTTCCCAACAACAACAGGGTTTGGATAAAGATCGTCGTTGTACTGAACCTGCTCATATATCTTTTGGATATTAAAGAGGCTACTCTTTGTAGAATCACGGAAAGCTTCATCCTCCGTAAAAGGAAACTGCCTAATAATTTCATTAAGTTCGTAGCTGTTGTGTTGTTGGCCCTTTCGTTCGTTTTTGAGGAATGTCTTTGCTCCTATATCAGTAAATGTGCCGTCCTCAGTTAAGACGGGCTTCTCTGGGTCCTCTATAATAGGATTACCGTATGGGTCAAAGAATCCTTCCAGCGCTTCGTATGCTGGAATGAAGATACCATAAAGTCCGCTCTTTGTTCGACCGTTCTCGTTGCGGTCTCTTGGGTCCGAATCATAGTATAGGTCGCGGTACTCACGCCCTCCTTTATCCAGTGGATTTACGGTAGAACCCACAAGGGCCTTTCCAATAATCTTACGGCCAACCAAAAGACAGGTTCTGTGGATGCGCCACACTTCTCGGATGTCAATACCCTTCTCGAACTTACCCGCCTCATCCAAAAACAAAACGTGGGTCTTGGAGCCGTCATAAGCGTTGCTAACGGTATTTTTCCAGTTGATGACAGTATCTAATGCTTCGCCCTTTTGAACGCTCTTATTCTTCTTTGTAATTCGCTTAGAGGGCTCTCTGAATGCCAGCTCCTGACGTGGGTTCGTCGTACCGTCTAAGATAGGTTGAAAGAAAAAAGGATATGACTTAAAGATGGGCACCACTTTGCTGGAGAAAACAGCAGCTTGAGCATCCGTACCCGTCTTACTCATAATGCCCAACAGCTTGTCTTTTACCTGTGTGGCTTCGTCTACCAAGACAGCTGAGCTCATATTGGTATATCCAGAGCGGCGACACTTGGTATAAATCTGTCCCATACTGCGTGGGTCCGCTTCGCAGGCTGCCTGATGGATAAACAGCCTACGCTGAAACTCCAGATAGCTTGGATAGCCAATATCAATCTTACTCCACTGAAGGAACATATAGTGATGTCCAGTAATGTATGTTGGAACACCATTATTGTAAAACCATACGCCGTTGCGACGGCGCAAGAACTCTTGCTCAATGTAGGGACTGTATTTTTGTTGGAACTCCTTAGGGGTTGCATACCAGTCATCCATCGTCTTGATACCCGCTAATTCTCTGGGAATCTCTGTTCTTTCCCAGCGCTGGTCCTTCTTGGGCTTGTCGTGAAACAGTATGTCTTTCTTAGCTGGCTTCTTTGGTAGCTGTATCTTAAGATTAGCAATCTCAATAACCTCTCCTTCCGTATCGTCTGGACAGATATTGATAATTGTTTCGTCTTCTATAAGCTTTAAGCCAGCCATTTCTTTACAGATGTATAATTGGTGTTAATTTACTCTCGTTCGTGAATCAAGGGTAATCGTTACGCTTGTTTCTTTCATTTCTCGTTGGTGTTAAAGGTTTAATAATGTGCCATAAGTTGCACTAATAGTATAAAGCATTGCTCAATTTTAAACTTTGCACTCCTAAAGTGCGTTTTACTGCACATCTTGTCAAAACTATATGCATTTACTCGGAATCTATCCGAATTGATGCATTTTATATGTTTAGTCATACAATATCGCGTATCGCGATGCGCAATATTCGGCTCAACAATTGACGCTTTGTGGCTCATTTGTTTGACATTTTGAGCTTTATTTCTTTACGAACTTCTCAGCAAAGCCTCCGCGATAGTCTGCTTCGTCTGCAATACCTCCATTGTCCGCTAGCGAGGCCACCATTTCGGCGAGCTTTTGCCTTTCTACAATTAACTCCTTGCAAGCCAGCGCAGTATCCTTGATAGCTTGAAGCTCTGCTTTACGTGCAGACCCCGTAAGGTCTTGATCTACAGGCTTTTGTATCTCCGCCGTCATATTGCGGATAGCCTGTTCCATTGCGTAGATAAGATTCTGAGCAGCGTCAGCTGTTGAGTATACTACCTTTCTACGACCGTTAGATGTTGGATTAACATTCGCCATAGCTTTTCGTTTTCAATTTCCATTTCGTAGTCCGCATCCTTTTGGAAGAAGACCACATCTCCGACAACAAGACCTTCGTCTTTAATCTTGTCGCTAGCGTATTTAATTTTTCCCTTCTCGTTGCGGGGGGTGTCATATGAGACTATCTCAAGCAGATCGCTCTTTAATTTAGGCTCTGGCTTAATGGGATCAAGGAATACCCAGTCGCCCAGTGCAATAATCTCTCCAGTGTCTTTCTTCTTGACAGCGTAAGCCTGTGATGAAAACCCTCCGTCTGGATTATAGAGCACTTGATATAAGTCGTAGTCTTTATCTACTAGCTGTGGGGTTATAACAACGTGATGGTGGAAATACAGCGTGTCGCCCTCTTCTACTCCAGTATTGTATTTCTGAGGAACGCCAACAACAGTGCCCTCCATTACGCGATGTTCAAACTCGTTGAACTTGGTGTCAATGTAAATTTCTACATCGCCAATCCTCTTGGTTTCTTTAACGCGCTCAGGCACGTTAACAATAAAATGGAATAGTGGTCGCATTAGAAGTTGCAATCAAATTCAAGCAATACGGGGGAGTTTTCAATAGCCTTCCACAGCATAACGCCCTCTGTTCCCTTAACATATATAAGGTACCTACGCTCTTTGTACTTGTGAAGATGTTCTCCGTCTAGAATGATGCAGTCAACTTCTGCGTCTCCTGCTCGCTGGCCCACATAGTAAGCCATAGCCTTGAGTGGGTCATTGCCCACAATGATTTTACGAATGATATTCATTTCAAATAAATTTAAGCGTCACCTCCGCCACCTAACCAGTAGTCAACATTCCCATAGTCGGGATTGTCCTCTTCGTTAAATGTTGCAGCGAGATGGGTCATTAGCGATGCCATCTCCGACTCGTTGTCTACAAAGATACTGGAAACAGCATTAACGCGATAACGACCATCTTCTTCTTCTTGGTCCAAAAGACCAACGCAAAGAATACTCATATAATCGTCTTCTAAGTCGTGGATTTTAGCAAGATCCTCGATCTCCTCAAACTTTTCCCGAACCTTTATAAAAAATTCAATTTTATTTTGATTATTTTCTGCCATATTACGTCAAGTTCTTAATTCCAGTTACGCTTCCTCTAATATAAATCGTTTCACCCGAAGAATTCGATGCTTGGGTGACAACATTTGTTCCAGAGATTATAGCGTTGAAATTAAGAACATCTGGAGTAAGAGATCCAAACGTAACATAAATACTATCGTTTATGACTGGACTAACGCCAGCGCTATTTGAATCCCACACCACATCAAGACGGCCTACGCGTTTTTTTGTTTCAGTGGCGTTATACACAACATAATTTATACTCAAACATAAAAAGTTTGTGTATACCGTATTAAACCACGTTCCGTTAGTTGTTGAGTTTGGAATATCATAACTTTCAGCAGACCAAAAAGCTGAAGCTGGACCATCGTTTTGTTCAAAGACAGCGATGTAACGTCCCTTGTAAACAACCTGCGTTTCGTCAAAAGTAAACAAAGGACTAGCCCCAAGAGCTCCAGCATTGTTGTATTGAATCTCTCCGTCAGATCCTGCGGCAGAAACAACTACACCCGTGTTGATATATGACTTAAGATTGGCAAGGGTGATATACTTGTGGGCTGTAGCGGAAGCATCATAGATAAAGAAGCTGTCTGCTGTTGCTGCTGTTTCGTTGGTGAGCTGGCTAAGTGTCGTGGGGGCGTCTAAAGAAATTACATCGCTTGTGAAGTCAATAGGAGCTGTAGCCGTGATGGTAGCACCCGATGTAAAAGCAGCAGATCCAAGCGTACGCTTGATAACATTTCCGCTTGCGTCAAGGAATAATGCGCTTGTTTCGGTCTCGCCCGTTGTAGGGGTTACCCCAAACAGAAGCGTTCCGTTTACCTCTACTTTGGTGGTAGATA